TGGCATAAATATCGCCATGCTCGATGGTGTTCATGTTTTCTAAGGTTCTTACATCGTTGGGGCTTAAGAAGCCGTTTTGAATACCGATGGCGTAACCTTGCATCCTCGAGGCATAGTCGCCCCGCAGTAGTCCGTCCACTACAAATCCCACAAAATACTGGCCTTTTTCGGATGGGCTGAGCAGAGCTTTATTCATTCCTTGCTCGAGCCTTACCAGCCAGGGCCGGATGGTATGGACTACAAAACTGATAGATTGATGCTCGATGTTGCTGAAAGTGGCTTTGTCCAAATTAGCCACCAGATGGGGCGGTACCCGAAAGATTCTACATATCTCCTCGGTCTGAAACTTCCTGGTTTCAAGAAACTGTGCCTGTTCCGGCGGTATACCGATGGCTTGGAACTTCATACCTTCTTCCAGAACCGCTATCCGATGGGCGTTGCCGCTGCCCTGGTAGACCGCGTTCCAGCTTTCCCGGATTCGGGCCGGGTCTTTGACTACTCCAGGATGCTCTAAAACTCCGCCCGGACTGGCTCCATTGGCAAAGAATTTGCCCCCATATTCTTCGGTGGCGATTGCCATGCCGATGGCGTCCTTGGCCATGGCGATGGGGGAGTAGCCCACCAATCCGTCAAAACCAAGCCCGGGAATATGCAGGATATCTTCCGGCCTTAAGATTACATATCCGGTGTCCTTGCGGTATTCGTAATATAGCTGCCCCTCGGTTGTCCGATCCACCATCATCCGGTCGGGCAAAAGGGGATAGAGGGCCAGTACCTTGCCCCGCCCATCTCGGATATCTGGGCATAGGCGTTGCCCCATAATAAAAGATGACTCATCAGTGTTTCCCGAAACACAAATGAAGTCATCTCCGGATTAGGCTCATCATGGAGCAGATAATATAGCTGGTGGTCTGTGGCTTTCTCCTTGCCATTGTCCGTGGATCGATAAACATTCAATGGCAAGACTGGCTATAGTTTCCGCCAGGATGCGAACGCAGGCATATACCGCGGTGGTCTGCATGGCCGTTCTTTCATTGACGGTTTTGCCGCTGGCGGTTCCGCCGAAGAAAAAGCTGTATGTGCTGCCATACAGACGATTTTTAGGACTTGCTCGGGGCTTTAATAATCTTGATAATACGGGTATTTTCATAAAATGCTCCTCCTAAAAAATGGGCATGAAAAAAGCACCTCTTTCGAGATGCCTTGATACTTTATTGTTTATAATTTATTTTCATTTCGTGAGTCCATTAAACTCTTTATCATAATATCTTGTGTATCTTTAGTAAGTTCTATGGTCTCTAAAGTCATGTACCCCTTATCGAATAGCCGTTTTCTATAACCAAGGGCATTAATAAATTTACTTCCCTCCGGAACTATGAAGAAACATTTTATTGATTCGATATTCACCTCCAAGAAATGTCTATTAGTCCTCTTGATAATATTTTCCGCATCGTCATGAAAAAGATAAAATTTTGAAAAGGCTTCAAATACCTTCTTAACTGCACCCACATGAAAATCTCTTCCACGCTGACCCAAAAACCCCGAGGTAGTAATTTCGCCAATGTACAGAGCTTTTTGACAAGGCTGGTAACCTATTAGATCAGGCTCCATATCATTAAATATACTATGTATCTGCTTAGTTGAAAGATGTAGCAGTTCAATCTGATGTTTTTGGCAAAAAGTACTTATCATTTCTTTTTCGACTAATGATTTCAATAAATTTGTATTGGCCATACATTCCCCACCCTTACGGAATATTCTTTAGCCTAAAGTAGGTCATTCCTTTAATAGGGATTCCGTCCTTCTCATATCTGCCAAAACCCCAGACTGCATCTTTCCTCTCCATTAAGTGATTAAATAGAACCAATCCAAAGAATAAGCCAGATGCTTCTTTGTTGTTTCCACAAGCGTGATAGAGCGGTTCATATACAGTCCCTGTCCAGTCATTTCCCGGCATCCAGCTTGATGTGTTAATATCGGCTGCATCAATCTTCTCATCCAAAGTATCAATGATTTTCTGATAATCTGGCGCAGAAATGTTCTTCATCCAACGATCAAAGTCCCGTTTGTGTGGCAGTTTTTTAACATATTTTCCTGTCTCAACTGAATACAACATTATTGTCCGCCTCCTGTCACATACCATTGAACATTCGCGCTATCCTTATGAGTTGGCCTAACTCCTTCAACTTTGCTGGCTACTACATAATTATAAAATGCACGACCCATCGCAAGACGAACCCCACGATCAATGTTAACCCAGTCGGTTGACATTACCGCTTTAATATTAAATGTAGTCCCTGGCCTAATACGTGAAACCCGCTCAAGGAGTTCACGAAACCATTTTTTAAATTCAGTATCCTCCAATACTTTGTTCTTTATATAAAGTGCGATTGTCATTCCTTCGGCTTTAGCTTTAGCCTGTAAATGAGTATATTCAGTATCACTAAACGAAATCTGGATTACCCTGCTTGCCATAAAATGTGCCCCCTTTATTTATAACATTAACCTCGTGGTTATTATTATAAACCAATAGGTATTTTATGGTCAATAGGTTTTTATTAATATTCACATGGTTTATATTATTTTTAAGTGGTCAACAAACCTTCATTAATATATAAGGCATGAAAGAAGCACCTATTTGCAGGTGCTTCTGGTATGTGAATATGATTATTTATCTATTTACCTGGNATTGTAAGCCATGTCTTTTTCTCGTCCCTTTTGGAAACTCTAGATTGGCAAAAGGNAAAGGATNTTCNGNATCAAATAATTNTTGTTTACTCTCGTTAGATACGTTACGGATAAAATTCTTNATAAATCTCTCTTCAACATCCTTTGCTTTTTCCCCCACAGATGTAGTCCAGAATATATTAAGATCACTCAAGTTCTNTAGNGTTTTTATCCAATGNCCTCCTGCATGAGGTTTGGGATCTCCTAGCCTAGTATTATAATATTGGTTAACCCTGTCTTTTAATGATGTACCGGCTTTCCCTATATATAATATTGTCTCATCAGGAATCCAGAATTCTTTGAGCCTATTCACTAAATCTTCATATCTAGGGCGCTTACCATCAAGGTTAAGCTTCGGTACATAAGTTATCCAATCTTGAACGATTTTCACTGATATAGGCGCATCAACAGAGCAGACAATTTTTTCAGCCGAATCAGTAATCGCAACCACATAAATTCCCGGATAATTACAGTTAACTTTTTGACCCCATTTTACCTGGCCGAGAATTTCTTTCCCTGAATCAGTGAATAATTGTTTTACATATGTAGGCATGCCACACCTCACATTACAAAGCTTAACAGTACCGGATACATAAAAAGTTACCAAATTTAGTGTATCATGAAATGCGAACAATTAAAGCATCAACAAACCACGTTCATCATAGACAGAGCCATTATTTACTGCTCCACAACGTAGTGCTCTATCCAGCGCCATGATAAGCGCCACCGCACCATCAATCCGCTCGGTGCTTTTCTCCTTGTCGGGTTTGATATTGCCAGCCGGGTCTGTGCGGATAAAAATGTTATCCATCATCCAGCGCAGAACCGGATGACCGCCATGGGCGATCTTTTCTTCCAGGGTCAGTTTCATTAGTTCCTTGGTAGGAGGGGACATATCCTTAAACCCCTGGCCAAACGGCACTACCGTAAAACCAAGCCCTTCCAAGTTCTGTGTCATTTGAACCGCGCCCCAGCGGTCAAAGGCGATTTCTTTGATGTTGTATTGGGTACCCAACTCCTCAATAAAGGCTTCGATAAATCCGTAATGCACCACGTTGCCCTCGGTTGTTTTCAGAAAACCTTGCTTTTGCCACAGGTCGTAGTTTACATGATCGCGCCTAACCCTGAGGTCGAGGTTTTCTTCCGGTATCCAGAAGTAGGGGAGAATATGAAATTTATCGTCCTCATCAACCGGGGGAAAAACCAGCACAAAAGCTGTTATATCGGTAGTGCTGGATAAGTCTAACCCGCCATAGCAAACCCGGCCTTTTAATTTTTCCGGGTCAACCTTGAAAGCACACTTATCCCATTTCTCCATGGGCATCCAGCGCACTGACTGTTTGACCCATTGGTTAAGCCTAAGCTGCCGGAAGCTGTTTTCCTCAGCGGGGTTTTGTTTCGCGCTTTCACAGGCAGCTTTAATCTTGTCGATACTTACGGTTATACCCAGCGACGGATTAACTTTTTCCCACACTTTAGGGTCAGTCCAGTCGTCATCTTCCTCCGCTCCATAGATTACAGGATAAAACGTAGCATCATGCTTGCGACCGGCCAGCAGGTCTTTGGCTTTTTGATGCACCTCATAGCAAATACTGTTGACGTTATCGCCCGCTGTCGTGATGAGGAAGTAGCGGCTGCATCCTTGCATCTCCGGAGCCTTTGGTCATGACGTCAAACAATTTCCGATTAGGCTGGGTATGCAGCTCGTCAAACACCACGCCGTGGATGTTGAAACCATGCTTCGAATAGGCTTCAGCCGACAGCACCTGATAAAAGCTATTGGTCGGCAGGTAAATNAGCCGCTTGGTGGAAGCCAGGATCTTAACNCGTTTGTTCAGTGCGGGACACATCCGCACCATATCGGCGGCGACCTCGAACACAATGGATGCCTGCTGGCGGTCGGCGGCACAGCCNTAAACCTCNGCACGTTCCTCGTTGTCCCCGCAGGTGAGAAGCAAGGCAATGGCGGCCGCTAATTCTGACTTACCCATTTTCTTTGGAATCTCCACATAAGCCGTATTGAATTGCCTATAGCCATTGGGTTTCAGTATCCCAAAAATATCGCGTATAATCTGTTCCTGCCAGTCGATAAGTTCAAAGGGCTTGCCAGCCCAGGAGCCTTTGGTGTGGCACAGGGCTTGGATGAACGCCACAGCATAGTCGGCGGCGTCTTTACTGTATTTTGAATCCGGTGCCATAAACTGTGTTGGTTTATATTTCTTGAGTCTACGTATGATTGGCCGCCTCCTTTCTTAAAGNGAACAAAAGAAAAGAGCCTCATTAAGAAGCTCTGTTAACCGCATATTTNTTGGCCTTCAGTTATTTGCTCTCATCTTCCTCGCCCGTCAGGATAAAGCGCGCGTACTCGGTCTTGTGGTCATTAAGGTAATTAACCAGTTCGTGAAAGCCTCGGGAGTATGCTTCCTGAGTAACACGGGGAATGTCAAACATATTCGTGACGCCGCTTTCCCTGATGGCCAAAATCTGCATCCGTATGGTCTCATTCATTTTGCTTTCTCCATTTCTGCTGACTTAGAGGCTGCCCGGCGCAGAGTATCATCGAGTTTTCTTATCTCATCCTCGCCAAATACTACCCCCAGCCCGCTACCGGAGTCCCAGTTGACAAATACGGTGCCGGTATCGTCTATAAATGATACTGTGCCTTGGTCGCCAGGTTTCAGCCTGGTGTACGGGTCCTCCATACGGACCAATTCGACCCGCGTACCCGGGGAAAAATATGACCTTAGCGCCTTTAGCATTTCCGGATGAACCTGCTTCATGCTTCCGGCACCTCCTCTGGGACACGCTGGCCGTTTTTGAAAGCGGCGCTACCGGTTAGCCTGGAGAGCAGGATTTTTCGTTCCTCTTTGTATTCCGGCCCGATAAATCCTAATCGCAGCAAGAAGCAGCGGAAAGCGTATTTTTCGTTATCATAAGCCTTTTCGGTGGCGGTTACCCGTTTCTGGTTCTTGGCCATGGCGCAGAGCGCCCCGATGAAGCGGGCATAGGCGTTGACTTCTTCCGCTGCAAGGCTTCTGGAGAACCAAGGGAAACACAGCCTGTCCTCGGTCAGTTCAATTGGCAGCCTGTCTGTGTCCAGGGCTTTTTTAATAAGGGTTTCTTTGCTCTTAACCAGCCGCTCCAGATTGGCAATGGCGGCTTCGGTAAAACCTTCCCTGGGCATCTCAATAACCAGTTCGTTTGGCGCTTCAAATTGAAATCCGCGCTTATCAAGATCGTTTAATAGTTGCTCAAGATCTTCTTCACTGCTGTTTTCACTGGCGTTGAGGGTGCCTTCTTTGTTGACGGTAAATCCGCCTATGACATAAGCAAAGGTCGGTGCACCTTTGTATTCCGGCGCAGTATTCAGGATTTCACTGATCGCCTTAACCAGTTCTTTGCGCCTAGCGCCGGTAATGTTAAACTTAAATTCCATAGGATCGACCACCTTTCTGTTTTGGTAGTCATATACATCACTCTTAAGCTGTGGAATAGCAAGCCTTTACATCAGTTTTTTCGCGCTTTCAAAGGGTATTTTCTGACCATCGCGCATAAGAAAAACATCAATGTCGGAACCCTTAAACTCAATGTACCTATTCACAATAACATCGCAGAACTTCTCGTCCATCTCCACAGTGTAGCAAATCCGGCCGGTCTGATCACAGGCGATCAGGGTGCTGCCCGAACCACCGAACGGATCAAGAACAATACACCCTGTCATGCTGGAGTTGAGTATCGGGTAAGCTACCAGCGGCACGGGTTTCATGGTCGGGTGGTCAGTATTCTTCCTGGGTTTGTCAAACTCCCAGATGGTAGACTGCTTACGGTCGGAGTACCAGGCGTGTTTGCCCGCTTTCTTCCAGCCAAACAGGATCGGCTCGTGCTGCCACTGGTAAGGCGAGCGCCCCAGTA